CGCCGAGAATCTCGCCGGCGGTGCCGCCCCAGGTCTTGTTCGGCGAGGTCGCGTATTTGACGCCGCGTTCAAACACCGGGTTCGGCGTGCCGGCCGGCAGGATGTTCGGCGTCACGTCGCCGAGCAATTGCGCGCCGCCGGCGGCCAGGCCGACCGGCAGCTTGCCCAGGCTCGTGCCGAACTCTTTTAGCTCGGCGAAAGGATCGGTCTGCACCGGCACGCTGCCGGTATAGGTCGGCGACGCCGGCGCCGGCGCGACGAATTTATAGTCGTCCGGTGGCGTCGGCTGCGCCGGCGCGACGAACTTGAAATCATCTGCCACTGGGTGCGCTCATGTTGCCGATGCCGAAACTGTCCGCGATCGCCTGCACCCGCTGCGCGTGCGTGGTCTTGCTAATGGGATCGTAGCCGAATGTTCCGAGCGGATCATTCTGATCGAACAGCTTGACCAGATCAGTTAACGGCTTTCCGGTCGCAGCGATCCACTGATTGCGCAGTTCGGCGCTCTTCTCGGCCAGGCGTTGATCGATGATGTCGAGCGTGGCGTTGATTTGACCAGGATTATTGGTTGCTTCGAGTCCCTTGCGAAATTCCTTGATGTCCGCCTCGAAGGGTTTGTTTCCGGTCATCGCCGCGCGCGCCGCCTCGGGCGCCAGGAACGCGACGCTTTCATTGAACTTCGCTAGCGCGATCTGTCCGGCATTTCCCTGCGCTCCCCAGTGCTGAATAAAATAATCCTTGACGCTGGTGAGTGCGGGTCGACCTTGGGGGCCTTGCGGCAATGCTGCGACGAGTAGCCTGGTCGACGCCGAATGCAGCACGGCCGTGCTGTACGCGACCATGGTCTGCGCTTCTTTGCCGGTCGCATAGGCGTGCATCGTCTGGCCGCGACTACCAAACACTTGCTGCGTAAATGTCGGATCGATGCTTTGCCCGATCTCGATCATCTTGCCATAAGGCCGTTTGCTCGCGTTCCAGCTGCCGGGTGGCGCGGTTGCGCCGGTGATGTAGCCGGCGAGCCGCTCGCCGAAATCGGGCGCGACCCGCAATGTCTGATCGAGTGCCGCTTGACCTTGCAAGCCCATCACGGAGACTGCGGAGAGATCGGCTTCGATTTGATTGACGCGCGAATCGAACGCCGGCCAATATTTTCCTTTTTCGCCGCCCGGTATGCGCGCCTTTGCTTCGTCGATGGTGATGTCGCCGGCCTCATATTGCTGCGCGACATTGTCGATCTGCCAGTTGACGCCGGCGGGGATCTGGTAATTGGCCGCGGCGCCAGTGTTCAGCGCCGGCACTTGCGGCACCGGCTGCACGGCCGCGCCGCGCGGTTGCTTTTGCGTCGTCGTCGGCGCCGGTTGCGCGGGTTGTGCCGGGGCCGCCGGCGCTACGGGTGGTTGTCCAGAGCTCGGGGCCGCCGGCGCCGCTGCGGGTGCAGCTGCAGCCGCTCCCGCCGGGCCAGCCGCGGCCGCCGGTGCGCTCGTCGGTGGCTGCGCGGGCGGTTGTGCCGGGGCTTGCGCCGGCGCCTGGGCGATCGGCACAGCGTGACCGTCCTGCACCTTGTACTGCGACCCGCCCAAGCTGATCGTGTCGCCGTTCTGCAGCGGCGAACCGTCTGGTCGTGTCCAACCAGGTTGCAGCGGACGCGCCGGTGGCGGCTGCGGCACTTGTGCCGGCGACTGCGCTTGCGTCGGCGGTTTCGGCGGCGTCGTCGGACCCTGGCTCGGATCCGGCGGCTCCCAGCCCGGCACAGTGCCGTCGCTGCCGGTGCCGTGCGTCTTGCCGCGCTGCGAGGCGATCTTGCCGAGCGTGCCGGTCGTGTCGTCGCGGCGTTTCAGGAGCGCCGTGACCCTCTTCATGACATCGCCTTTCGGCGAGTTCAGCGCGCTCTGCAGCGGCACGTCGTTGTGAATATCAGCAACGCTGATCGGGATCTTCGCGAGACATGCTCGAAAGCCCGCCTCGTCGTCCTCGTTCGCGGCCAGGCAGTCACCCTCGGCGGTTAGCTCTTGCTGCGACACGCCGAGGAGTTCTTGCAAATGCTCTTGCACTTGTTGATGGCGAACCGCGGCGAGTTTTTCTTGGCCTTGTTGTGTCGCCAGCATGTAGTTCGCATAGAATTGCAGCAACGGCAGTGCCATCGGTGCGACGCGACTCGAGCCACCTTGCGACATCTGCATCAGTGTTTGTTGTAGGAGCTGCGTGAACTCGTAAGGCTGCGGCATCCAACCGGGCGGCCCGAGGCCCGGCGTGTTTTGTGCCGTCTTCAAGATGAAATCCGGCCGACCAAATTCACTCGGCGATCGCGGATAAGGGTTGCCGAAATAGCGCTCCTGCGGCAGCTGGCCGCCGAGGATGCGATAAAATTCCGGCATCATCTGCGAATGCGATTGCGGTCCTCCCGGCAAGCTCGGCCACTGCCGCGGCGCGAGGATGCGGATCGCGGTCGCGAAATCTCCGTTGGAGATCGCTTGCGCCGCTTGTGGAAAATCGCGGCTGATGTAGCGGCGGTTCACGTCGCGCTGGTTCTGCCAGCCGCCGGCCCATGGATCTCCCAAGCCCTGGCGGATGATCATGTCGCGCGTGCCGGCGATGTCCTGCAGATAGCCGCGCGCGCTTGAGAGCGGCGAGCCGACATTGCGAAAGCCGGTTTCAAGAAACGAGAGCGCCGACAGAAAACGGTCCCAGTTCCCATCGGCCGCCGAATTTTGCATGAACGGTTGCGGCGCCGCCGGCACTATCGCGCCACTGTCGTCGACCACCGGCGGCTGATGCGCGAAGCCCGGCCGCGGTGGCCGCGGCGGCGCCGCATAGCGGTTCATGTCCGGATCGACATCCGGCGGCTTGATCACAAAGCCGGGGTCGCGGAAATTCTTTGCGAACTGTGCCGGCGACAGCACGTCATCGTCGTTCGGTGCGCTGTCCTGGTAGGTCATGTCTGAATGTTGCCCGCGGGCGAGTAGCTGTAGGGATAGCGATCGCCGCCGCTGGACGAGCTGGGCGCCGGCGCCGGCGTCGGAGCGCTCGCGGCCGGCGGTGCAGCTGCAGCTGTGCGCGACGGGGTCGAGCCGCCGCTGGCCGATCGCACCATGTTGCCGTTGCCGTCCCAGACGTTGCCGTACTGATCGCGCACCATGCCGTTGCCGAGGTACACGAGCCGCTCGCCATTGCGGCCGGTGATGACCTGGCCCGGCTGCGGCATGCCGCGTTCGCCGCGTTGCATGCCGGGGCCGCCGCGTTGCATGCCGGGACCGCCTTGTTGCATGCCGCCCTGCCGGCCCATGACCATCTGCAGCAAGCTCATCAGATCCTGCATGACCCCCATCGGATTGCCGTGGCCCGAGAGTAGCTGGAAAAAATCGCCGAGCATGCGCTGCAGGGGAGCGCCCATGCCCATCCCAGCGAGCGCCTGGCCGATCTGGGAGCCGCCGGCGCCGGGAGGAACCGTACCGGCGCCGGGGCCGCCAGGCGCAGCGGCGTTGCCGGCCGCGACATCGTTCGACGCCGCTGCCGTTTGCGCCGCCGGCGCACTCGTGTCGCCGCCGCCAGGTGCGTCGGTCGTCGACACGCGAGTCGTGGGCAATGGTGTGGAAGGCGCCGACGCGGTTTGCGCGGCGGCGCTCGGAGGTACAGGGCCGTAATTGCCGCCTTCGAGCGTGGTGCCTGCTATGGCCGGCGTTGCCGTTCCTGGCACTACGTTGCCGCCTACCGTCTGCGCGTTGAAAGGCGTCACACCGGGTGCGCCGCCGGCGGGCGTGCTAAACCAATTGGCCTCCGCATTGTTGCCGAGGCCGGCCGGTCCCTGCGGCGGGATCAGTGAACTGAGCGGATTGGGCGCCGGCGCCGGCGCGCTCTCAGTCTCCGGAATATTGGTGGTGTTTGGACCGGGCGAGACTTGTGTTTGTAAGTTCTGAATATTTTGTCCGCCGAGATCGCCGGGGGTCGGACTGAAGCCGGCCGGCACGCCGGTGCCTTGCGCGCTGAGATCGCCGGGACCAAAGAAACCGCCGCCGGCACTACTGCCGTCAGTGAAGCCGAGCGGATCGAACCCGCCACCGCCGGCAAAACCGCCGCTCAAGTCGGCCGCAAGCGGATAGTCGGCAGCTGTCGGATCAAGACCTCCTGAGAACACGTCGGATACGTCTGGAATGATATCGCCCATCACATCCCTGCCGCTAATGCGTCTGTGCTAAGGCCGGCGCCCTCGGCCGTCGCGAACGTGCTCGCGTCCGGTCCTGCCGCTGTCGCGCCGGTGTTCAGACTGTTCAGATTGCCAAGCGTCGTGCCGAGATTCCCGAGCTGACTGCCGATGTTCGCCGTGTTCGCGTTGGTCGTCGCGGTATTGCCTTGCTCGATGCCGCCGGCGGCAGCTGCCGTTTGGAACGGGATCGAGCCGAGGTCATAGGCCAGGCCCGAGCTGCCCGGTATGCCGGCGTCGGAATAGTAGCTCGTCAGCTTTTGTCCTTCCTGCTGTGCCGAGTACTGCAGCATCGCCATCTCTTCCGGCGTCAGCCCGTTGGTGTTTTGTTGTTGGTTCTGTCCGAATATGCTCGACAACCCACCGGACAGAAGCGTCCCTAGGATTTGGGCCATGTGATCTGATACCTTGTTGGTTCTGCGATCGCGCCGACGCGGCGCGCGAGAGCACCGATGTCGTGCTCGGTGGCATTGCCGATGCGCCAGGCGACGCACTGACGCAGCCGCGCCCAGTCGCGCGAGATGCGCAGCAATCTGATCGCCTGCCAGACATCGCCATCAGCGATGATCAGTGCGACCTGGGCTTCCCAGTCGGTCGGATACCACACCGGCGTCGACAGCACGGTGATGCAAGCGGCCGAGCTGGACCGCATCGCCAGATAGGTTGCCGGATTTGTCAGGACGCGGTTGCGCACCCAGTCCTCGGTGCGGATCTTGTCAGATCGCGGAGGGTAGCGCCGGTGACACAGATCAATGAACCACGGCACATCGGCGGTGGTCATGCCGCGGATGAAGTTGTACTGCTGCCGCCACTCAGCGATCTCGCGCGCGTGTAGCACGGCGCCCACCTCGATCTGCGATGAGGCCGTCGACCGGATCGCTTTCCGGATATTTCTGGCCGATGCGATCGACCGGCGGCCGGCGGACCCAATCCATGCCGACATCGGTGGCGCGCGAATCACTGGCGACCGCGCCACCGCGGGCGCCGACGTTGCCGGCAATGCCTGGCCGCAGCGGACCCGCGAAGTCGCGATCGGTGCGCTCGCGGATGCCGGGCGCCAGAAACGAGCTACCCGGCTCGCGCCGGAACCTCGGCCACGGTTCGCGATCGGCCATTAGCGCCTCCGATGCCGGCGCCGGCCGCGAGCTTTTCTCAGATTGCGCCGCGCAGCGGCGCGTTGTCGTGCTGTGGCCATTTCAGTGTCTCCTAATAACGACAGGGCCATGGGCGATAGGCCGGCGGACTACCGGCCGGTGAACAACCATAGAACCACGAGGAAAAGGCCGCCCCCAGTAACGACCACCGCGCAAAAAATCATTATACGGAATGCGGTGCATAGCACCGCCCTCCTCTCCGACGCAGTACGCGCCCTCATGACGAAACCCCTGCGGACATTGCGACGGCAGCACGACCTGGGCGGCGGCGATCGACGGGAACAGTAAGGCGGCGGCGAGAATGGCGCGGTATAAGTTCATGTCATTTTCTCCTGCGTTCGGCGATTGCCGCGATTTCGGCAGCGAACCTTAACGGGACAACCACCAACGGCAGATGACGGTCAGAGTGAACGACCAACAAATCGTTGCCACCGAGCCATTTGTAGAGTTCGCGAAAACCGTCCTTGCGCACTTTAACCTCGACACGACGATCGACGCCGAGCAAAGGCACCGAAACATCGCCGCCGAATCGGCCGCGCGCGGATCCGGACAGCGGCACTCGTTCGGCAGCAAAGCCATAGCCCTGCAGCAAGCGCACAACGGAGCGCTCGCTACGCGAACCTTTAAGACGGTGGCGCTTTCCGCTCACCGTCTACGAGTAGCACGCACCGGACCTGTTCGACCACCGATAAGCGGCGATCGGCGACCGCGGTGGATAGTGAGGCCGCGCCGGCGTCGTCCGCGTCTGCGGATCCGCGCCATCACAGTCTCGTCCCGCGGCGCCCGCGCCGGCGCAACTTGTGACGCGCTACGTGCGAAGGTTGCCGGTGGATCGGCACCTCCGTGCGCGGCGTCGAGATGCGCTGGCGCATGATCGGCACGCCGGAATGTCTACCACGCCGAGCCATCAGCGCCGCCTTCTGCGATGCCGTGCTCTGATGCGTTTTGCGCGCCTAGTTTGTTTGAGGCGATGTCTGCCGCGTCGGGCCATTGTTACCTCCGACGCCGACGATGACGACGGGCGCGAACTCTATGCGAGCGCCCTCTGCGTCTTGCCATGGTTTCTCTCCAGGTTCTTGTTCTTAGATCCTACACGCCGAAGAATGTCGTATCGACCGCGGCGAGATGGATCCTTTCGATGGTAAAGTCGGGCGAGTTCGATTGCAAGTCGAGTTGCGCGGCAATGCCCTTGCCGACGGCCCTGCAGGGAATGATCGCGGTTTTGCTCAACGGCACCGGCCGGGTGCCGCGCGGCGCCGATTGCATGCTCGATGGTAATTCAAATGACAGCGGGCAAACACCGCCCTCGGCGCCGCCCGACGTGGTCATGGTGCCGATGATCGAAACACCGTGCGGAACTTGCTCTGGCTCGGGCGGCGTCAGCAATGGGATGCCGAGGCCGGTTTCGTCCTGCACTTCCAGATAGACCCTTTTCCAGTCTTTGACGGTTAATTGTTTGACGCCTTCGCCGCGCAGCGATTTGGTCGAAAGTATTTTCTTGAGCGTCGGATCCGGCAACCAGAACAGCTGATACAGGCTCGTGCCGTCGGTGCCGTAGGGAATGATGATGCTCGAGTCCTCGTATTGATTGATCTCGATCAGATTGTAGTGCTGTGACGCGACCGTCCAGCTATCACCGTTCCACACCAGCATGAACGATCGCGTCTGTCCGAACGGGTCGGTCCATCGGGCGTTGCAGAGCAAAACGCGAAAGCCGAACATCGTGGTCGTGGAGGCGAACGTCGGATAAAATTGCGTGGTGTCGAGCGTGCGGTGAATGCGTGAAACTTTTTCAGAAACATTTTGCGCGTCGCCGCCGAGCATTTGCCAGATGCCGGCCCCGTTCATCATGACCAAATAACGACCCCACTTGCCGACCGGCCGCGGCGACAGATGTCCGACCTGGGGGTCGGCGTTGGTGTACTGGAAGACCGTCGTGTAGGGCGAGCCAGGCGAGCCGGATCCCAGCGAGGTCGGCTGCGAAATAACGTCGGTGCTGGAATCACCAAAGCAGAAAAGATATCCACTGGAGCTGGCCAAGTCGGTGTAAGTATATGTGAGCTTATCCCCAAAATACGCGATCGAGCCGCCGCCGTTGACATCTGAAAAATCCGTGCCGTTTGTCGGCGCGCTCCACGAGATCACGTCTTTGCCGGCGACCCACAGCCGCGACATGTACACTTCCATCGCGTACACATCCGGCAATCCGTAGGGCATGGTCGTCGCGGTCGTGCCGGTCACGTCGGCATAGGTCAGCCAGAGCGGCGCCGGCTCGCCTGGCCGGTACACATTGGTCCCATCCCAGGCAACCACACCGCCGATCATGCCGGGCGCCTGGCCGCCGGGTGAACCAAACAAAACGCCGCCGACCTCGCCCAGCGTGCCGCCGACCCAGCGCGGGCGCCACACCACCGCGTCGGCCCAGTACTTGGGCGCAACCGGGTTCCAGAGCGGGACACCGCCGCCGATGCGCGTCACCGCTTGGGTGCTGAGATCGACCTCGTCGATCGAGCCATCAGACAAAAACATCCACGCCTTGCGGCCCGGCGGCGGCTGGCCGTACTGCGGTAAATTGTTGCCGTAAAAGCCGCAAAAGAAGCGTCGGATCGATAAGCCGCTCGGCGCGGTGTAGACCGGCGGCGACGGTCCCCACATCGAGCGCAGCGAGCCAGGCCCCACCTGATAGAGATTTTCGCTCCACCACAGTTCTTGGTCTTCGATTGTTGATCGGGTGCTTTGCTGGTTCAGCCCTTTCCATTGATCGACGGTGAGAACCTCGGGAATGTTAGCGCTCTGGAGCGGCATTCTGATCCCCAAAATAAATGCCGCCTTGGTCGTCCCAAAGAACGCGGCCCGCCGGCGTCACGAGATTGTCGCCCTCCCAGTGCGGCGCATTCGGAAGAGCGTGAACGCTCTCGCGCGAAAACGTCGAATCGTAAGGCGTCTTCCAGACATCGGGAAAGTGCAGCGTATGATCGTTCGGATTGATCGACGGCTTGGCGCGCTGGTCGCCGGCGCGCATTGCCTTCCAGAAGCCGCGCATGTCATAGGCCTTGTCGTCGGGACGCGCGAACATCCGATCGCCGTACTGCTGCTTGAGGCCGTTGAACCATGACTGGAATTGCTGTTCCTCCTGCGGCTGCAGCGTCGTGAGATACGGCCCCGGCTTGGCCCATTGTTTGTTGATCGCGAAGGCCTGTTCCGGCCCGATGAGATCCTCGACGTTCTCTCGCGGTCGACCGCGTGCCTGGCGCTGACGAACGCGCGCGATCTCGTCGCCAAGCCATTGCGTGCCGGGTGGGTCGTAAGAGGTCGGCTCGATCGGTCCCTGGAACGGTTGGCCCTCAAGCGCCGGCTGCTTGCGCCAGTCCTGGCGCGACGGTCCCAGCTCCTTGACCGGCGGCGGCGGCGGGTTGTCGGACGGCACGTTCACGGTGCCGACGCCTGGCACGTCGACCTGGTCTTCTGTCGGAGCAAACGTGTAATCCTGCAGCCGCCTCACTCGTCCCTGCCCCGGCAGCGTGAAAAGATTCGGATCGTCGGGTACGCGGGAGAACGCATCCGGTATCGGCATCACGCGCTCCGCTTGATGCCGCCGGCATAGGGCGACTGAAAAAAGAAGGGCATCACAACCGCGGCGCACTCGGGCATCATCTGATTGAAAAAGGTACTGAGCGCTTGCGCATCCTCTTTTCGTTGTTGCTGCAGCAACGCCATGACGCCGGCCCAGAACACCACGACATCGGTCCACGGGTACGGGATTGGCTCTTGATCGTCATCGTCGGTGAGCGAGGTCGGCAATAGGGTGAGGTCCGCCGTGATCGGCGCTTCCTGCATCGGGATCGGCGCCAGATAAATCACCGTGTTTGGTCCGCTACCAAACATCGTCCACCAACCCGGCTCACTTATCGTTCCCAAAAAACTCCGATTGTAAACGCGGAACCTGGCCTGGAAATCAATGAACGGAATAAATCGCCACATCGGATTCCAGGCGCCAGGCCCGAACCCGATCGAAACTGAGATTGAGCGACAAAACAAAATTTGATCGGTGCCTGGCACCTGGTCCTGGCAGAGCGATTGCCAGCTGGCAAACGGATACTTTTCCTGACCGGGATGAGTTAGCGCACCGTCTGGGCAATGGCGGATGCAGCCGCTGATCGCGGCGATGCGCCGGCGTGCGCGATTGATATATTTTTTCAGAGTCGGGATGCGAAAGAACTGCGCATCCTCGTCGTTAAGAAGATCTTGAACCTCGGCGACGTATTCATCCAACATGTCATCGTCGCTTCGACCGATTTTTAGGACGCGGATGCGTCGGCGCCGGCGCCCGCGTCGTCACCAGGTCGGGCGGATCGCAGCCGGTCAGCACGCGCGAGCCGCTCTGCGATTCGTCCCATGCGGTCTGGCACATCGCCTGGGCTTCGCCCGCGGCGACGCCTTGGCCGGTGAGGTACGTCACGCAATTGGTGATGTACGTTGTCTCGTCGTCGGTCCCGTTCCACGGTGGCGGCTGCGGGCCGGGCGGCGCCGGCGTGCCGTCGAACTGTCCGGTCGGCGGTGTCGTCGCGAGGATCTGCATCGGCGTTCCCGGCACGAGCACGTTCGCCGGCGGCGGTAGCCAGCCGAGGATGAAACCGTTGAACTGGATGTCCGAGTTGTTTGGTGCGCCGAACGTGTAAGTCGGCACGTCCGGATAATTAGGATCTGGAAACGGCCCCGGTCCCGGCGGTGTGAGGATGTTGCCGGCCTCGTTCACCATCAGCCCGTTGCGATAGATGTTCAGCGCCGGGATGTAGGCTTGCCACTCGGGCGGCGTGCCGGCCGGCTGCGGTCCTATTTCGCCGCCGGTGATCGGCGGGATGCGGATCGACGTATCAGTTCCACCATTGCTCACGGTTGCACCTCAGTTCGCGAACGACGCACCTCCGGTGATGCCGGTAACGATGGCGCCCGTTTTTGGTTTGGAACAAACAAGATTCAACGCGGTGAGCTGCAATCCGACTGACGCCACTTGGCCTTGCGGGATTGTGCTGTACCAACCCGACCAGGCGAACGAACAGTCCTCGTGAAGTACGAGCGTTATATATCTGGAATTGAAAATAAACGCGGTGCCTTGCGGACAGTTCAGATCAAAAAAGATCGGCGTGTCACCTAACAAAAGTCCTCTGAAACCAGAGTTGACTGGATCATCTTTTCCGTATCTGGATGCAGGATCCGTGTTAAAGCGTTCTACGGACATAAAGTCCGTCATCAAAGATGTCCAATCCTGAATACTCATTACCATGAAGTCGCCGGCTTCTCCTCCAGAAAACTGAGCAACATTTAGGAGCGCCTGGATCACATTCACACGCGCGCCAGGCACGGCGACGCTGAGTGATGGAATCGAAAGCCCTTGCCAGTCTGTGTAAGTGGCGCGCGGCAAACCGCCGTAGGTGCCGGTATTGCCGTAGGCGTCGAGCAAACCAAACATCGTCAACGCGGGAAACGGCGCGCTCTGATTGCTACCAAACAAAGCGCTGGTCAGAGATTTCATCGCCGAGTTTTTCAGATCATTCAATTTCAACATCAATCTGGAAGTAACGGCAATCGCATCTTGCGTGACCAATTGCTCGAGGCCGAAACTAACAACAGGCGTGGCCAGGCACGTCATGTTGAACTCGGCGTTAACAGTACCGGCGCGATCGTCAGGAACTGTGAACTGACCACCGGGGCCGATCCACGAGCTGTCCACATACGTTCCCACTTGCACGGGCTGTGTGTACGGTGAAACACCGCCGCTGGCGCGGATGGCATTTCTCAGGAGCAAGGCGCAGAGCGGGTTCTGCCTGTAGATCTGAGAAACAACTGAAACTGCGTATGCTCTGCGAACAGTGGCGGCTAGCTCGTCGCCTATGGGTCCGCTCGGGATTAAGCCCGCGCCAAGAATCGGCATTTGTTAGAACCTCCGATTGCGTTCCGTTTCTTCTTGTTTTTTTGCAGCTCGGTAGATCTGATCGTGCGCCCATTTTTCAGGGTTCTTCGCGATCTCGTCCCAGCCGTCGGTCTTGGTGATGTTGAAATACTGACCGTTGCCGGGTTCACTCATCCGCGGCGAGCGCCGGTTCATCTCGCGCGCCGCGGCCTCGGGGTTGGCGATCTTTTCCGTTCGCATGAAACTGTCGAGATTCTTCATCTCGTCGTCGGTGTAGCGGTGCTCCTCGCGGACGTTCGCCATGCGCCGGTTCCAGGCGTCGTCTTCGCTCTTGTCGGCGGCAGCTTTCTCTTTGTCTTTTTGCTCTTTCGACCAGGCGTCGAGCTTGTCGTCGACATACTTGCGCTCGTCGAAACCGTGCTGCGGCACGTTCGGGTGCGTCTTTTTGATGATCCCGCGCAGCTCGTCGCCGAGTTTCAGCTGTTCGGCGCGATCGAACACTTCCTGAGAGAACGTGCCTTTGCGCGCTTCGCCCCACAGCTGGGTATATTGCTCGCGCGTCAGATGCACATAAGGATCTTGCTGGTCGGGCATTTGACATGCCTCTTGTTGTTATCAGCTAGCGCCGGCCGCCCTCGGTGTTTGACTTGCCGGTGATCGCCGTCTGCAACGGGATTCCACCTTCCGGAGAAGGTTTCACGGCAGGGATGGCCCCCCAGTCCGACGTGGGTGACTGAACGTCAACCTGCACGATAACGCGAGGGGGAGTATCGGGCGGCGTCAAGATGGGCGGATCATACGATCTATTTTGAGCCATTTGTTTGCTCCTGTTTGTTGTTATCGCCGTCTGCGACCGCGACGCCGGCGCCGGCGCGTGCGACGACCAAAACCGACCGGCGGCATCACGAGCACTCCCGCACCGCCGCGACGCCGCCGGCCGAAGCGACCGCGAATGCGCCGGCCGCGACCTCGGCGCCCGGCACGAGCCATGCCGACACGCACGCCATGACCGAACCCGCCGCCGCCTCTTGCCATGACTCACACTCCCGGTGCTGACGCCGATGGAACTTGCTGCGGGTTCTGTCCGCGAATCTGTTGCGCCCGGCTCGCCAAGGCGTTCTGCACCGCGCTGCGCAGCGCATCGCGTGCGCTTGTTTGATTGGTCTGGGCCAGCTCGGGTGTGTTCGACGGCCCGATTTTTTGGAGGATCCCTATGCAGCGATTGACCTCGCCGGCCTCGCGGGAACCGTGGGGAAAACTGAGAAGCGCCTTTTTCAGGATGTCCGACGCCTGCGCGCATTGCTGCAGCGCGTCGCCGATCTGGCCGGCGCCCGGCATCGATGGTGGAGCGCGCTGCATCGCCGGCGGCGGCTGGAACGGTACGCGGCCGGGCGGTTGAGGTCCGCCCGCGAGCGGCCCACCAGGTGGTGTTATCCCTGCCGGTCCTGGGCCGGCGCCGGGCGCGCTGCCGGTGCCGACATCGAGATTGGCCACTGCGTGGCTCGTTCTTGTTTTTGGTCCGACCTCGACCCACTGCGGGGAGATCAAGGACAGCCGTGGAACCTATCGGGTGCCCGTCTTTTTGGCAACTCCCCCTTGCGCCTTCTTGTGCTCGGGCAAGCCGATGACATCGCGCAGCAAGTCCTCTTGCTTCTGTTCCTGCGCCTGCTTGGCGGCGGTTTTCTGCCGGATGCCGAGCCGCGCCAGCAACCGATCGGTCTGCGGCGGGTGCAACAATCTGATCGCGTCCTCGGCGTCGATCGCGCCGGCCTTAAGGAGGAAAGCTGCGATTTGTGCGTTGTCTTCCCTAAAGATCGGCGACGCCGAGTGCGAATCGACCTCGACCTGGAAGTCATCCGGCAATTGCTCAAGATAGAAATTGATGCCCTGGTCGCTGGTGACGTAGATCCGCGGATCCTGGGCCTGCATGATGCGAACCGCGAGTTCGCCGACCGCGGCCAGCTGCCGCTCGATCGCCGCGGCCAGCGTGATCAGCCGCGGCGACGAGGTGCGAACCAGCGTCTGCGCATGCACGCCCGAGCGCACGCCGCTCTCGCCTTGGCCCGTCGTCACCGGAGTGAACCCGCCGGCCTCATCAAACAGCTGCGAGATGTACTGCAGCTCGTCCATGTAGTTTGACGGTGGCGGCTCGGCGAGCGATTTGGCTTGCGCGTTCGGATTCGGATCGCTGATGAAACCGCCTTCGCTGACGATTTTGTAATACATGTCCTGCGTGACCGACGTGAAACCCGACAAGGACATCGGTGCGTTGGCGTTGCGGTCCCACATGATTTTTAGATCGCGCAGCCGCTTGTTCAAAACATCTTGAATCATCTGAATGTCGGCAATGCAGCTGCGGCCCCAGAAGTACCCCGGAGTCTCGTTCGCCTGCACCTTGATGAACGGTTGCCGGCCAGGCACGCTCAAGAGGTTTGACATGTCCTTTTTTTTGTTGCGCGGCCAGATCAGCACGTCGGGATAGATCAGCTGCACCGTCGTCCAGTCCAGCTCGCGATCGGCGTCGCGGATCCATATCTCGCAGAATTTCACCGTTTCGTTGAGCGGCATCTGCGGTTTCCATGGCGAGCTTAATGGAAACACGTTGACGACGCCGGCGGCGCTCGGTGATTCGTCAGTGCTGCCGACCGGCTGCAATCCGCCCACCACCATCTGATGGATATAGCCGGTTTCCTCTTCTCTGGTGTCATGCTTGGGCGACTGCATGATCTTGTCGATCGTCGCGTCTACGTCCGGTGCGTCGGATTGCTCCAGCATCTCGCGCACCTTGGACACCTGGAAGTAGCTGACGTGACAAACCGCTTCCTGGTTGTCGATGCCCTGCGTGGTTTCCGACATGACGCCGAAATTCTGCGGATGCACGGGATCCATCGCGAAACTCATGCTGTCGTGCATCGGCCGCATCTTGAGGATCTGCGCGCCATTGACCAGCGACCAGGTGACGGCATTGGCGAAGCGCACATCGGAATCGGTCTGACGAAAATCCGCGGTCAGTTTTTCACTGACCAGGTCGGCGCGTTCGAGCACATCGATCTCGGCGCTCGCGTCGTAGAGCACGTTAAATCTGACATCGGTCGGCTGATAGAGCATGCCGCTCAATCTGTCGACGTAGCCTTTGCATTTGTTGAAGATGGCGGCGCGCGTGTCGTAGCTGCCCATGTAGTAATATTGCGAGGCGCGGGTGTACAGCATGCCGCGATCCTCGGACGAGCGCATGCACTCGTCGACGATCTCGCGCAGCCAGTAGACAACTTTATCTTCGTCGCTCGGGAATCTTAGTGCCATCGCGCGTTGCCCGCGTCTTCTTTTTTTCTTCTTTGAACTTGTCGAGCGAGGCGACCAGCTCGGGCGCCGCGTCGCCGCGCCTGGCGGCGTTGAGCCGCGTCGCCGCGACCTCGCGGGTGCAGCCGCTGATCCGCATGATGTGCGCGATCGCGTGCTCGTCGTCCATCACCGCACAACCTTTCCGCAGTCCTCGCACATCCAAAAAATACTTGTTGGGTCGTCGTAGATTTTCCCGCCGCACCAACCAAAGCGGCATTTAATCCCCCACCAGTTCCGCCAGTAGCGCAGCATCACACCGCCTCGATCGCCTGGTCGACGCAGTTGTCGCAGAATTGTGCGCACGCGCCCTCTGCGTCCCACACCATGACCGGCACCTCGTTCTCGGGAATGTGCGCCTGGCAGATCGAACAAAACGGCGCGATGCGAGAATCGGGCGCGCTCCACACAATGCGCGGAAAGATCTCCTGCCGGATCTTGAAACCTTTTACCATACCTTCATCGACCTTCGTTTACTGACCTCGATGAGATCCGGCTGGGCGCCGGTCGACAGATTGTGCGCGAGCACATCAAGCCCCGAACCGTGCTGCTGCCGCATGATGCGGCCTTCGCGCATCGCACCATTGAGCATGTCGACATTCGGCCCGACCCAATTGCTCGGCGGCGTCGGCGGCTGATTCTTGTAGGTCACCTTTGGCGTCGAACCTTCGCGCGCCTCGATGTTGATGTTCTCGACACCGAGATCATTCACCGCTATGTCGAGCGCCCGCTTTCGCGCCGCGTCGTTGTCTTGCGCCTTGACGCCATGGACCGCGACCGGCTTGAAGTCTTGCTGCATCACGACCGCGCACCGCGGACAATCCGGCGGCTCGTCGTCGACCTGGTCGTAGCGTAGCGTCACCGAAAAGTAGGTGCCGCAATCGTTGCACATGTAGCTGCGGACTATAGGCACATCGCCCTCGATGGGTAGACGACGTAAGACCACCACTCGGCCTCGAAGCAATCCCGTTGCTCGACGTAGTAACAGACTATCGGAGCGATCTCCCGCCGGCGCCGAGGAAGATCAGTGTCGATGATATCGCCGTGAAGCACTTTTTCCAGGTCATGCATCAAAACCGCTCCCGCGGGTGCTTGTTCTGCGTCCAGACGCCGGCGGACATCATATGCCGGCTGAAGGCCTCTGACAAAACCAGGTCCGGACGGTTGGTGATCGGCGGCGTGTGGACGCGGTCCCAGGTGGTGCCTTCGTTGATCAGCGCCTGCCGGACGGTTGTCGTGTAGGGATGCAACGCCAGGCAGGCCGCGACGATCAGATCGTCGTTCTCGCCGGTGCTCTCGCCGGCGCCGATAAAAGTGCCATCCTTGATGGTCGCCTGGATCTGCCGCAGCAATCGCGGCGACCGGATCTCCAGCTCGTTGCGGTGCAAAGCATTGCTGAACTCGGAAAAGATTTGCGCCTTATTATCCGCGTTCATTTTCCAATTTATGATTGACGACGGCCCCGTGTAGGAATCCGGCCGCGAGTACAAATACCATCGGATGCGACCAATGGTGTCGAGGATGTGATCCTGCTGCGGCTCGGACTGCAGCCAGCCGCGTTCATACAGCAAGCGGAGGTTCGACACCTCGGGCATCACCGCGGCGCCGATCCCCGACACCTCAAGGTTACAGGTGTGGTTGGCGTAGGCGCCGGCGAGGTGGCACATGACCCACGCAATTTGATAGGTCAGCGGCGAGTTCGATTGGAACTCGCACACTTGCACCACGCGATCGGCATAGCATCTGAAAACCTCGACCGCATGATCGTCGGCATCGCCACCACCGCCACCGCTCGGGTCGACGCCAATGACGTAACGGCCGAGCGGATCCGGCGCTTCCCAGACGCGCAGATTGGCTTGGCTCGGATCGGAAACCATGTCGATTCGCGAGCGAATAAAATCCTCGTCGAACGTGTATTTGTACGCTTTGAGGAGCGGCGGCCTTTGCTCGAGCTTTTTGGCCAGCGCGAGTGTTTGTCTGGATGGAAAAAACGCGCTGCCGGTAGCAACAAAACATTGCTCGGCGTGCCAAGGGTAATGCCGGAACATAAATTCCTCGGCGCGAAATTCGGACTCGCGCCGCCACCAGGCGATCTGTTCCGGCTTGACGACGTAGTCGTACTCCTGATGGACGAGCTGCGCCCAGCGCAGTTCCTCGTCCATCAATTTGAACTCGCCGGTGCGCGGATTGACTTCCAGATAGGTCTGATAGTCCGGGTCGTCCTGCTTGATCCAATAATTCGGGTTTGACCAGAAACCTAAAAAGATAAATCGCTTGTGCGGATCCTGTTTGCATTCGTTGCAGTAGTGGTACCACCAGTTAAATCCGTTGGCGACGCTCTCAAACAAATACAGCCGGTTCGGGTTTTCGCGCGCGAGCGAGGCGCGCAGCGATTCGACGCCGGCGAGCGATCGCCATAACGAGCATTCGGTGGCGTGCAGGAAGTTGAGCGCTCGTGACGCGCCGAGGTCCGGATTGTTGCCGGCGGCCAGGAGATCGAGCACGCTGTCATTGGCGAACCGCATGCCGTAACGATTGTTCTGCGTCAGCTGGTGACCGGGGCCTTTCCACTCGGCCGGCAGCGTTTCGAGGAACGCCGCGAAGATGCGGCGGAAGCGCTCCAAATTGTCGCCGCGGTCGGCGATGCAAGCGGCTTGCACGCCGTGATAGACCAAACACCAGAACAACGTGATGATCGAACACGTCGTCGATGCAGCGACCTGGCGACATTTGAGGATGCCGAACTCGTGGGCGCCGTGCGCCAGGCCGTCGCAGACCTGGTCGATGATCATGCGCTGCGACAGCCACGGCTCGACGCGGGTGCGGCCGAGTTCCTTAGTCTGGATTTCGACCGAACTTAATAGCGAATAGATGCCGGCCCTTATGCTGGGCCTGTTTTTGTTTTTCGGCATGTTCCTCTAGCGCCGCGAGGCGCGTCTGGATTCGGTCCAGTATTTTGTTTGTTTCTTCGACGAACTGCGCGTGGCCGGTGTTCAACTTGTTGATCAGTTCAAGCACCTGCGGCAAGTCCGACATTCGGTTGGTTGCCATAGCGGTTCCCATTCATCCGCGGCCACATGCCGGCTCGATAGATGCCCTGGTTGACCAAATAGGTGTCGAAGGCCTGCAGCTGCAGTGACCATGACGTTGCCGCCGAAACCGCGAGCAAGGCGCGGTCGGTCATGGTATCGTTTTCGATCTGGCTCGCGATGTTCCCAGGCATAGGAGCAACCTAGCATGCCTACCGATCTGGATGAAATGGCCGACCCGAGCGGCGAAACACTCGCCGACGAGCCGTCGACACTCGGCGCGATGAGCGGACTGTGGTCGCATCTCATCCACCCGCGGGTTTTGCAAATTGATCCGACTGCACAAGGCGCTCCGCTGCCGTCGTTGCCGCGGCCGGCGCCGCCCTCGATCGTGCGTCCGAGGCCTGGCGCTCTGCCCGGCAGTCAGTATTTTCCGAACGCCATCCGCAACGCCAATCCCGGCATCTACCAAGATCCGCGCGAGATCGTGAAACAGGTGCAAGTCGCGCCAGAGCACCCGGCGCTTAAGGAACTGTTCGGCGTCACGCGGGATGATTTGTACAATATCGGCCAGCAAGGCACGCGCGCCGGCAATCGGCCGGGAATCATCGCATCGCGCGCCAATCCTCGCGGATCTTACACCAACGCGATCATGACGCCGGCAAACGCGCGGCGGATGGTCGATGTGCTCACCGAGGCGCGCAAACGTCCGGAATTATTCAAGGGCATGACCGCTTGGTACGTCATGGATCCGGCCTTTCAGCAACTTGAGCGCTTGGTCGGCCGCGACGAGGCGATCCGCCGCTACGATCGCTACAACAAGATCACATCGATGTTCTCGCCCGGCTCAGATGTTGAAACGGAAATCAACCGGGGCACCGCGGCGCACATGATGGCAGAGCGCAACAAGTGGCCGCGGTTCCTCAAATACGGTGGCGTCAAGGAAGAGGAACGCGGTCGAGGCTTTCCCAAGGAGCTGCGCGATGTGAGCGGGCATCCGTTCCATCCAACGTCGCAAACAAAGCCAGTCACCAATTATCTGCGCACCGGCGAAGTGAACATGACGCAGCCGAAAGTGCCGCTATACATGCAAGCATCTGGCGTTCCAGAAACCGGCTTCCAAACAACCTTGCCGATTCCGGACGCGCATTTTACGCGGTCGACCGGCATGCCCGATGTGCGGACAAGCAAAGATTTTAACGTGTCAATGACGACGCCCGAATATGCTGCGCTCGGTCCCTGGTATCGGGAGAACGTCGCGGCGCCATCGGGTTTGCAAGCGGTGCCGGCGCAGGGTTTGCAATGGGGCGCCTTTGCACCACAGACCGGCGTCGACACGGCGATCGGCGCTCCCAAGCTGGAGCTTCTTGCCAAACGCATCTGGGAGCGCGCGCACAATGGCAAGTGGCCGACCAAAACCGGCAACGTGGATCCGTATTGGTTGCGCGACCAGGTGCTCCTCGGCAGAGAGCACGCCATCTGGCCGATGATGATGGGCGCCGGACTTGGCGGCCTGGTGGCGGCTGGCAGCGGCGCCTTTGGCGACATGGCCGACGAGGCGGACAAGAGGCGACGTTCGCCTTAAGTTCACGTTTTACCACATAGCAAAAATGTCACACATGCAACCCGCTGCAATGGCTGAAAATTTCAGCCGCGAAACATCTTTTGCAGGTCGGCCTCGGTGAGCTTGTCGCCGACAACCGCTTTGTCGCCGATCCTCCGGCCGACCTGGGTCAACCAACCGCCGAATTTGATGCACTCCGCGCCGGTGCAATGGCGCAATGGTTTGTCGTTCGGCATCATGATTGCCATCAGTTGTTGTGCGGCCTTGGCGGCAATTTTGGTGACTAGTTTGTCTTCCATGGCGCGTTCACTTGGCACCCGTCGCGGCGTTAGTGATGCACGAGTGTTTGCCATCACATACACGGCGATCGAACGCAGATACGCGGGATGGTCTTGCAATTCGCATTCAAAAAGCGTCGCGAGTTCGTCGACGCTCAAGTCCGGGTGATCCTCGCAAATTCTCAGTGCTAGATCGCGGTAGTGTACCTTTTCCCATGACGAGCGTTTTGCACCTTGTTGTCCTTTGTCAATTTCTAGTCCTTCCATCCTACGGTCCTCCCTTCAGGATGAGTTCAACAATTCGAGCTGGATCGACTAGTAGTCCTTTTAACACCTTGCGGCGGCGCCGTGACCAGTCGTTTTGATACTGACGAAGTTCGGCTTGCAGCTTAGGGTCGGCGGCGATCAGTTTGCGTCGTCGGTTCGCGCTCGCCACATGCTTTGCTCTAGCCGTGGCGTTGTTGTGACGATATTGCTGGGTCTGAAGATTGATTTTGGCTTTGTTAGTTTGTCGGTATAGCCGGTTGTAGCGGCGCCGGTGCAGTCGCTGACATGCCGGGCAGCGAACCTTGTAAAATGTTATGATAATTTTTGTGCCGCAATCGCGACACTTACCGGGGCGGCGATATTTTGCTGGCGACTTGTTAGGTGATCGCAATCGCACGCAGCCGAGGCAGCGTTTTTGGTTGCGGTGTCCGATTGTCATCGCGCCGCATTCGCGGCACTGGAAGATCCGCGGAGGGAGAAGACCATGTGGGTGTCGCATTGGTCCGGTAAAGCGCAGCGTTTAACTCGCGTCAAGACAGCTGGATTACCGGGGTGGGATTCCTAGATGCCCTACAACCCGGCGCCGGTGCCGATCGAATTGGCACCCGACGAGCTTGCGTTTGTCGATGATCTCGCGCTGCGCATTTCCAGCTGGCGCCGCAACGTGGGATCGCGTCACCGGAACAATCTCGCGGCACCGACATTCGCGCGCCGGCTCGAAATGAGCATGATGGGCACGCGCAGCGAAGGCGTGCTGTTCAAGGCTTTTGGCGGCCACGACGCCGGCGCGCAATGGGACACCTCGGTGGGCGCCGCGAAGGCATACGATCAAACACCGGACATCGTGTTCCAGGGTGTCGAGTACGACGCCAAGGGCATCAATCTCGACGGCTACTCGCTCGTATGCATCCACGATCGCAAGCTGCCGCTCGGTGGCGTACATCCGACGTGGCGGTATGTGCTCGTCGGCCTGCAGCACTGTCCGCGGTGCAGGCTGATCGGCTGGGCGCTCGGCACCGACGTGCTGCGCTACCGGCCCGAGGACCGCAACCACGACGACCGGCCGGCGCACTACCTGCCGGGCCGGGAACTTCGCGACGTGCGATCGCTGCCGCTCTGTCGGGCGACCGAGTCGGTCGAGCAATTCAGCCTGTTTAGTCCTTCGCCGGGCCAGCGCCGGTCGCCTGTGCGCTGACGCCTCGACCCGCTCCCACACACTGCACCCCGACGACACCCCACCAGCGGCCTCCGCTAGCCCGCCGGCGCCATGCAGCTCGTCCCGACCAT